TAATAGTTTTTTATACTCATCAGACATGAGCTACTTAAGTGGTGTGAAATTGGCTGAGGTAATTAAACAATCACATCAAGTTTTGGAAATATCCAACAAGTGGTCTAAACTTATGGATACCAGTATAGTTAATGTTTCAGGACCTACGGGGATGAGGTATAAAGGAGAGTTCTTTTTTGGGCAAAAAGGCAATTTCGTTGTTGCAGAGGATTTGTTATCTGTTATTAACAGAGATGTCATTAATGAATTTGTTTCATTATTAAATGAGGATACTAGCCAAGCCGAGTTATTTTTAAATCAGCATAATATAACTTTTGAAAGTGAATTAGCTCAAATTGAAGAAAAGAATTTTGCTTTCCATATTGTTTACAAATTGCAAAGAGCTGGTGAACGTGAAATTTACGCCATGGATTTGTATACCAAATTACATCAACAAATGATAGAAGGGATGTTTGACCATCTCTGTCAATTGTTCCCAAATGAGTTTATACATATACCCTCAAACATGAGGTCACAGAAAATACACAGTTTTGTTCATGATAGAATTCATTTGGAAAATATTTATTGGGCAACATTGGATTGCACCAAATTTGCACCACGTACAAATATCAATAAATACGTGATGTTCATTTTAGGTGCAGCCAGCGTTTTACCTAAAAGTTTCGTTGAATTTAGCCTCTCTTTCTTATACAAATATTATGAAAAAGAAATACATGTCAATGAAACAGTATTGAATGCGTTTCTAAATGATAAGAACATGAGTTATAGTAGGCGGTTCACTAAAGATGATTATAACTCAAGTTACAGTTTTAATATGGAGTTTAGCTTTGTTATGGGGATTTTGAACAAATTAAGCTCTTTATTTCATGTCTGTTCTATATTGGTTGCTAATGATTTGATACCCGAAATTTTAAAAAGCAATGGTAATGACACATTGTTCCATGCACACATAATGGGGCATTCTGATGACTCGGGTGGGACTTTTGAGGCCAATACTAAAGAGAGTCTTTATTTAGGGACAAAAACTTATGAGGCAGTCCAGTTGTTATCTAATCACAATTTCTCTTTAAAGAAGTGTGTTTTGTGCACCAAGCTTGTTTATTTTGAATTTTTGTCTGTATTATATATAAATAAAAGGTTGTTACCGTTGGAAATCAAATTTATATCAAACCTTGAGTATGAACCGTCTAATAAAGGCCCAGCACATGACCTAATGAAGTGTGTAAATAAGGGTGTTGAAACTGTCTTAATGGGTGGCAGTTTTGAAATAGCTTACCTCAGGAAAATTTTGTCTGCAAACATGATTTTAGACTTTTACAAGATAAAAGTTGATGATAATTACCCAGTCCAATGCTGCGGGTTCCCATCATCACATGTGTTGATGGACATGGTTTGTGGCAGTAGCTCCGATATAGTCAGGTTATTACATGTTAACAAGGAAC